GATCGTGTTCAACGATGCCAAGCGGATGATCCAGATGGACCCTGAGCTTGCCGAGGGCGTGAAGCTCTACCGCGATGCGATCGAGGTGGTGGAGAACGGCGCGATCATGCGCGTGCTCGCCGCTGAGGCTCCGCAGTTGGAAGGCTTGTCACCGACGGCGGTCTGCTATGACGAGGTGCATACCGCCCCTGACCGTTCGCTGTGGGACGTGTTGTCTCTGGCGATGGGTGCGCGAGTGGACCCGATCATGGTGGGCATTACCACGGCGGGTGTGAAGCAGGACTCGTCGGGCCGTGACTCGCTCTGCTATTCGATGTACGAGTACGGCAAGCGGATCGCCACGGGTGAGGTGGAAGACCCCGCGTTCTACATGGCGTGGTGGGAGCCGAAGAACCCGGCGGCAGATCACCGTGACCCGAAGACGTGGTTCGAGGCGAACCCTGGTATCGGTGACATCTCCGACCTGGAGGACTTCGAGTCGGCGGTGTTGCGCACCCCCGAGTCGGAGTTCCGTACGAAGCGATGCAATCAGTGGGTGTCGACGGAGACGGCGTGGCTACCGTCGGGTGCGTGGGAGTCGTTGACGGATCGCCACCGCGCACCGATTGACGGTGAAGAAACCGTCTTGTCTTTCGACGGTAGTTTCAATAACGACTCCACGGCGTTGATCGCGTGGGTGCTTGGTGGGGAGAAACCGCATTGTGAACTCGTGCAACTGTGGGAGAAGCCTGCCGATAGTGATAGCTCTTGGAGCGTTCCGGTCGCGGAGGTTGAGGCCGCGATTGTGGGTGCGTATCGCTCGGGCCGTTATCAGGTGCGCGAAGTGGTCTTCGATCCGGCGCGCTGGATGCGCACGATGCAGGTGCTTGACGAGGCGGGTCTGCCGATAGTGGCGTATCCGAACTCGGCTGACCGTATGGTGCCTGCGACGCAACGCTTCTATGAAGCGGTGCTCAATGGTTCGTTCACGCATGACGGTAATCCGGCTTTGGCTCGTCATGTTGCGAACTGCACCACGAAGCAGTCGTCGCGCGGGATCATGGTGACGAAGGCAAACAATCGTCGGAAGATTGACGCGGCGGTTGCCGCGATTTTCGGTTTTGACCGTGCGACGGCTTCGGTGGAGTCGTTCGATCCTTCTCTTTCAGTGTGGTGATGACGTGCGCCCTTCTCTTGTTCTTGACATCGCTGGTGTTGCCTGCGTGACGGTGGCCGCGTTCATGCTCCACGTCGTTGCAGGTTTGGCGGTTCTTGGTGGTTCTTTCCTTGTCCTTTCAGCGTTGATGGAGCGTGACTAATGGCGTTGCTGTCGCGCGCAATCAAAGGTGTTTCGTCGCGGGATGCGTTCTCGTGGGCGGGTGTGCCGCCGTATCCGTTGAACTCGATGGCTGGCGGCGGCAACTCTGTCTTCGCTGGCGTGCCAGTGACGAACGACTCAGCGATGCGCCACGCAACCGTGTGGGCCTGTACGCGCCTGATCGCGGGCACGGTGGGGCAGATGCCACTCAACGCGGTGGAGATGCGTGGCGGGTTGGCAACGCCGGTGGACAAGCCCGCCCTGTTGCAGTCCCCGTCTGACGTGTTGCCTACGTCGGCGTGGGTGGAGGCGTTGACGGTGGCGTTGCTGCAAGGCAATGCCTTCGGTCTGATTACCGCTTACGGTTCTGATGGTTTGCCGGTGAAGATCGAGTTGCTGAACGTGGATGAGGTGGAGCCGCGTTGGGAGAACGGGCCGATCTATCGCTACCGCGGCAAGGATCACCGTCGTTTCCCTGATGGGGATATGTGGCACGTTCCGGCGTTTGTGATGCCTGGCTCATTCGTGGGCCTGTCGCCGGTGGCTTATGCCAAGCAGGCAATCTCGCTCGGTTTGGCTGCGGAGAAGTTTGGTGCGCAGTATTTCGGCGAGGGTGGCGTGCCGTCGGCGATCTTGTCGACCGAGCAGCCGGTGACTCAGGAGCAAGCCGACACGATCAAGGGCCGGTTTATGAACGCGGTGAAGGGTCGCCGCGAACCTGCCGTGCTTGGTGGCGGCGTGAAGTATGAAGCCATCTCAGTGGCTCCGAACGAGTCGCAGATGTTAGAGACGCAGATGTTCAGCGCGGAGCAGGTGTGCCGTATCTACGGGGTGGCACCGGAGATGGTGGGCGTTGCTTCCAAGGGAAGCACGGTCACTTACGCGAACCGTGACCAGCGGGTTGCCGACTTTCTGGCGTTCGGGTTGGGGCCGTGGTTGAACCGGATCGAGGAAGCGTTGTCGGCGTTGCTGCCACAACCGATGCGGGCGAAGTTCAACACGGGCGCGATCTTGCGTGCCGATGTGAAGACCCGCTACGAGATGTACGACTTGGCTGCCCGTATTCAAGCGCAGACCGGTGAGGTGTTCCTTGCCACGGACGAGATGCGTCTGTTGGAGAACATGGAGCCGCTGGGCGAGACCAGCAACCTGAAGGACAAGGTTGCCATTGTGAAATCGCTGGTGCAGGCAGGCTTCGAGCCGTCTGCGGCGTGCGCGTTGGTGGGTCTGCCCAATATGCCGTACGTGGAGGGCTTGCATCCAGCCTCGCTCATTGACGAGTTGAACGATGGCGGTGCTGATGATGTCCGCTGAGACCGGGGTCGAGATTGGAAACCAGATGACCGAGACGGTCAAACAACGCGTGACTGAAGTCCGCTCCTTCCATGCGGGTTGGGAAATCCGCGAGGCCGAGGACGGCACTGTGGGTCTGCGCGGCTATGCGGCTCTCTTTGACTCCCCTGCACATGGCGAGGTGATCCGTTCGGGTGCGTTCACGAAGACACTCGCTGATGGTGCCGATGTCAGAATGCTGGTCAATCACGAGGGCGTGCCGATTGCCAGAAGCAAGAGTGGCAGCCTGATCTTGTCCACCGACGAGCGCGGCCTTGTGGTCGATGTGCCGTCGTTGGATATGAGCAACCCGACCGTGCAGGAGCTTGTCAGCGCGATGCGGCGCGGCGACATTGACCAGATGAGCTTCGCCTTCTCTCCAGTGCGTGAAGCGTTTGACCAGTCAAGCCGTACCCGCGAGCTTTTGGAAGTGAAGCTCTTTGACGTGAGCGTTGTCACCTACCCGTGGTACGACACGACAACCGTGGGTCTGCGCGAGGTGGAAGCCGCCCTAGTGGAAGCTCGCAGCGCGACCACGCCGGAGGACCGTGAGGCCGCGTTGCGTGGCCTGCTGGTGGCCCTGTCGCTGATGGTGGAGAAGTCCGAGGACCACGATGAGGACGAGACCGACACTGACGAGGTCAAGTCCGAGACGGTGGAAGTTGAGTCCACCCCTGAAGTTTCCGAGGAGTCCGAGACTCTTCGGTTTGCGCGGCGCGAGATCGCCCGTGCGCTGTACCTGCGCTAGTCGCAGTCCTTCGTCACGCCGGAGCGCGTGAACAAGCACGCCGACATTGGCCGATGTCACCTGCCTGTTTGCCTGTCGCCACCACCTGACTTTCATTCATCCCTTCCAACATTGGAGCTAACTATGTCGCTACGCGACACCCTTGTTGCGAAGCGCGAAGAGAAGTTGGCTGAGGCCACGGCTGTCGTTGAGACTGCCGAGACCGAAGCCCGCGACATCACTGCCGAAGAGTTGGAAGCCATCAAGGCTGCCCGCACTGAGGTGGATGCTCTCGACGCTCGCATTGCTGAATTGGACGCTGTCGCTACCCGCGCCGCGTCTGCCCCTGTCTCTACCCCGAAGGTTGGCGGCGCGACCGTCACCGCTGAGCCGAGCACCTACCGCAAGGGCGGTCAGAACTCGTACTTCCGCGACCTGTTCGCCGCACAGACCCGAGGTGACGCGGACGCCCGCGACCGCCTCGTTCGCAACGACCGCGAGGTCCGCGCTGACCTGTCCACCGTTGACGGCGAGGGTGGCGAGTTCGTTCCCCCGCTGTGGCTGGTGAACGACTGGATCGCTTACGCGCGTGCTGGCCGCATCACGGCCGACCTGCTGGATGTCAAGGCACTTCCGAAGGGCACCGACAGCATCTCCTTGCCG